GGTTGATGGCCCAGCAGATCAGGTACGAGATGAGGCAGGGAAGATGACTCGCTGGTACCGCGCCTATGAGGGGACAGTGACCGACGCCAAGCTGGCGGAAACGGCCTTGATCGCTGAAACCTCGCGCTCGGTCGTGATCGCTACATGGCACGCCATTCTCGAAAGCTGCGCAATCACGCAAGGCAATGGGCGGTTTGAAACGACAGCCCGTCGCGTTGCCGCTTCGCTCGGGGAGCCGACCGCCGTCATTGAAAGGGTATTTGCAGGGCTCACCGAAGTAAAAATGACCGAAGGCGATGTGGTGATAGCTTGGTCCAAACGCCAATTCGAGAGCGACATCAGCACGGAACGCTCACGAAAGCACCGTCAGGCGTCACGCAACGTTAACGCAACGTTGCAGCAACAACACGCAACGCCCCCAGAGACAGATACAAAGACAAATACAGAAGCAGAAACAAAGAAGGAAGAACCCTCGCTTCGCTCGGTTGCGCTCACGGTCGATGTTTCACGTGCAACTTCGATCTGGCCAGCAAACTATCGCAACCATTTTTGGCAGGAATACCCCCGGAAGAAGGCGAAGAAAGCGGCCTTCAAGGCGCTAGATCGCGTCTGCAAATCCGGCGAAGTTCCGTTTGACCGGCTGATGGCAGCGGTCAGGAAAATCCCAACGAACGAACCAGTTTTTATTCCGCACCCAGCGACGTGGTTGAACGGCGGGCGCTGGGACGACGAACAATCACCAGGAGAAACCGTCAATGCCCATGAAAAAACTGGAAGCATCATTGCCGCAGCCGACCGCCTCGTCGCAAGGCTTGCAGACTTCGACCGACCGCCACCCGGTAGCGGAGGCGCAAGCCTACGCAGCGGAGAGGGCGCGAATGTTGTTCGGCTGCTATCGGAAAGGTGATGCCAACGACCCGGACACCTACACGGCGGCCATTACGGCGATCCTGGCCGAGTATGCGCCAGAGGTTATCCAGCGCGCAACTGACCCGCGCACAGGCATGGCGAGGAAGCTGAAATTCCTCCCGACTGTTGCCGAGGTTTCGGAGGAATGCGAGGCGGCAAAATCGTATCTTAATGCCGTCGCATCCCTGGCGCGGAGAGGGCCGGTAGAGAAGCCTAAGGAGATCGAGGTTGTGCGTGATCCGGTAAGAGACGCTGAAATGGCAAGGAAGTTTCAGGGCCTACTGGCTCAGCTCGCGGCAGGCATGCTGGGAAGTGTCAAAAGCAAAGGGAGCGCGGCGTGATGCGCGACCTGGATGCTATCCCGGTTGAGGAATGGACCATCGACGAACAGCGCGAGCATTTAGCGCAGACGTTTGACAGGGCCAGCAAGGCAAAGGCGCACGCGGACCTGATGGAGCCATATGTAATTGCCTTGAGCGATTGCGGCGGAGAGGCTGATCGCGTGGAGGCCATGCGGCGCGGCCTGCGGGAAACCTTCAAATGCAGATACCCAGAGGGCGGAGCGATGACCGCTCGAAGCGGGACCAGCAACAATGACCCATCGTGAACCAAACCTTTCTCCCTACCAAACCGAGAACCCCCTAAATGCAAATGGTATCAGAGAAGAAGACAGCCATGAAGAAACGCCAGAATGTAAAGCGTGGGTATGTCTCGTTAGCTCCAATCACACACGACAGGAGGGCCACTGACCTCCTACGGAACGCCATGGTAGCGCCAGTGGTGGTGGACGATCCCATGGAGCCAGGGTCAAAACTGACGGTTCTCCGGTCGCTCCGGCATGACCCGCTAGCCGCCATGCATGACGCCAAGCAACTGGACGACGCCCAATTCATGGCCGGCAGACATTGGCAGCGTAACCGGGAGCTGGCCGAGGTCGGCGGCACCAAGGCCATTGATCCAACCAAGGAAGCCGTGGGTGGCGGGAAGATACCGGAAGCAAGGATTTCAGACGCCCAGATCAAAGCGTTCAAGGAAATGTCAGCCGCCCTTCGCGCCCTTGGGATGGAGGGGAGTGCGTTGATCGAGCAGTTCTTAGGCCGAGGCCTCGGCGTTCGGGACATTGCCGACCAGTGGGGCGCCAAAACAGATCGGGAGAGGGGCTACATCGGATTCCGGCTGCGCGAGTGTTTAGACACGCTGGCGGTGGAGTTCGGTTATGCGATGCGGGAAACGGGGAGGAGAGCTTAGATGTGGACAACTACCACTGCGACAAGCGGAGAGCGCGCCACTGGTGATCAGGGGGCTGGGGCTGCTGCTGTCTTAAGCAAGATGCGCGAGCTTGTGCGTGACATGTACATCGAAGATGTCATGCAATCAGACGGCCCGCCGATCCACACGCAGGCAGAGGCAATCAAGGCCTTCAATTACTTCGTCAAGCATGCTGACGTTTTTGACGCGCTTTCCGCGCGGCAAAGTCTAGCTTGTGTTGATAAGTTGTGCTTGCCCGATGATGACGGGGCGGTCAGCTGATGGCTCGCAAGTATCGTCAGGAATACGGCGCAGGCCCGCGCGGGTTCTCTCGTTGGGTACAGCCTCGGATGGACAAGTATCTGCTAGCCTGCTGCGACTGCGATCTTGTGCACGAGATGAAATTCCGTGTCGTGGGAGCGAGGAAAACCGGCAAGAGCCTCGTCCAATTCAAGGCAAGGCGAGCACCAAGACTGACGGCGCAGCTTAGGAAATCGTCAGCCAAGAAACGGAAGCCTGCATGATGGCACCCGAGCGCTTCACGCTTGAGCGCATCCAGCTCTTTCTGGATTGGCTGTTGTACGTGTCCTTGGCGGTCGGGCCAGTTACTTTACTTGTTTGGATTATCTGGACGCTCGGGTGACCGCACCGCCGCCCGCCGAGAACACTCCGCTCTCGTGAACCAACTAAAACCCAATGGCTAGCGTAGCTGACGGAATAGTTGTCCACAGATGGTGGAGGGGGCTTGATTTCCTGACCAGCATGTGCAATGGTTTCGTCATCATCAACAATTGCGAACACCCGCCCGGGAAACTGAGGCGGGTTTTATTATTGGACAACGACCGTTCCCGTTGCTGGACCGCCCAACTGGTGATCATAGGCTGGAGATTGCGGCATGGGCGAAGTCATCTATCTGCCTGTCGCCCGAGTGGACCACGCCGAGCCTCCCATTGATCCCAAGACGTGTTTGCACCCCTACAAGTCCGGCGCGGGTAGTTCCGGCTCGGATGGCTCCGGCTCAATCAGTTGGAGTTGCCATGAGTGCGGAGCGAGCGAAGGCCGGGAGTGGGGCGCTTCGGTGATCCCGCCGACAGAGCAAGGTGCGAAGTGAAGTCGATCTACTTCAACCAAGTCCCGAACATGCGCGGCAAGAAAACCATGCCGTTCACGGATGTTGAAGTCTTCAATCCGCGAGAGAGGCTTAACGAGGCGTTTGAGCGGAATCAGGTCGCCCTCTTCTTGGCGTCAGCCGAGACTGACTGCTTCCGGGTGACCGCGCAGGCGGAACCCGCATCCACTCCGCTCTCGTGAACCAAACCTAATCCTTCAACCCAAGGAGCCGTCAGTTGCAATCGCCAACGGGCTCACAAATAGCAACCTCTCTTCTAAGACTGAGACAAGACGCCATAGAACGCGGATACGGTGAACTAGCCATAGCTTACGGCTGGTCAGTTATCCGTATTGGCGCAGAAGAGATCGAGAGACGGGCGGCGTTGCTCGAAGCATACCGTGGCTCGAATAGCGAGGGGCGGTGATGTTTAGAAAGATCAACCAGCTTCTCCATGATTACTTTGACATGTATGTGGCCTTCCCGAACGCGATGGACAGAATCCTGATGGACAGGGCCCTGTTGGGGATACCAGAGCGGTCTAAGACGGGAGCTAGATTGTCGCCAAAACCGTGGCCGAAGCCTTCCCCCATCTTCGAGGCGACGATGAAGATTGCCCATTTATCCCTTCACGCCTTGTCGTCAAGGGATAAATGGCGAAGATTGTCGCTCGGGACCAATTCCCTGCCAGCTACGGCGGCAAGGTAACGGCGCGGTTCATCTAAACTAGAAATCCGATAGAATGGTATTCCAGCCCAATAGACCCAAGACCGGCGGTCGCCAGAAGGGCGTCCCCAACAAAGCCACGGCAGCAAAGGTCCAAGAGATCGCGGCGTCCGGCGAAACCCCGCTGGACTACATGCTGCGGATCATGCGGGACGACAGCAGGCCAGTGGATATGCGTATCGACTGCGCCAAGGCGGCTGCACCCTACGTTCATCCGAAGCTGTCAGCAGTCGAGCATACCGGCAAGGACGGCGAGCCGCTAATCCCGGAAGCCGAACTGTCGCCAACCGAACTGGCCCGAGCTGTCGCATTCATGCTTGCCAAGGGCGTTCAAGACAAGCCTACGGCGCACTGATCCAAGGATACCCAATGACAACCATTGCAACCGTAGCCGTCACCACGTCGGCTGGTGGGGCCTTCTCCACGACCATCTCTGCCCCTGCCGGTGCGCTGATGCAGTATCGCTATGTGCCACACGCTTCGACTCCACTGGATACCGGGGCTGACATTGACCTCGTTGGAGCGACCACAGGCTTTGTCTACATCAACCAGGACAACATCGGCACGTCGGCATTCCAGAAGCTCCCGCGCTACGCCACCCATGACGAGACGGGGACGGCTTCGCTCTATGCGGCGACTGGCGAACCTGTCGAGGATGAGATGGTCGTCGGCCCTGAGCAATTGAGCTTCACCGTCGCTAATGGCGGGAACGCCCTGTCCGGCACATTTTACTTCTGGTTTTCCTGCTAACCCATCCAGTAACCGCGTTCCACCGGCCCGCCTTGTGCGGGCTTTTTCTATGGCCATCCCGGCCCAGCAATAGCACCAAGCATCAAAGGGAATTACGGCAATGGACATTCTGCATTCAATTTACGGCAAGCAGCTCGGCATCGGCCCGAACGGTGAACTCATCGTCGGCGGTGGCCGGGTGGTCTTTAACGGCGGCAGCAATGCCTTCCTGGCGGCTGGCGCGACCAAGACACTGGTTGCAGACGATTCCGGCAAGACCGTCCTTTGGGACACCGCGGCTGGTTCCATCGTCACGCTCCCGGCAGCGACCGGCTCGGGCACCAAGTTCACGCTCGTCGTGTCAGTCCTTGCCACCTCGAACAGCCATATCGTGAAGGTTGCCAATTCGAGCGATACCATGATCGGCGGCGTAACGGTTGCGGATACCGACACTGCCGGCGCGGCCTCCAGCTTCTTTGCTGGCGCGACCGGCGACACCATCACCTTGAACCGCTCCACGACCGGCTCTGTCTCGCTGGGCGAATGGATCGAGTTGGTCGATGTCGCGGCCAACAAATGGCAAGTCGCTGGCATGTTGTCGGGTACTGGCACGGTCGCAACGCCGTTCAGCGCAACGGTCTAGTACGGTTTGAATGACCCTCGACGAAATCCTTCTCCGGCTAGGCGCTCTACCGGAGAAGGAACAGGCTGAACTCAAGACCATCGCAATGAAGGCCACGGAGGGGCGGTACTTCGTTCCCAACATTGGCCCTCAAACGGAGGCGTACTTCAGCCCTGCCGACGAGGTGTTCTACGGAGGTGGGGCGGGGGGTGGTAAGTCAGCCCTCCTGTGCGGCCTCGCAATCGAGGAACACAAGAAGGCGATTATCTTCCGCCGTGAGTATCCGCAGATCAAGGGATTGGTGGACGAGGTTCACCGGCAGATCAAGACCCGCGACGGCTACAACGCTCAGGACAAGGTCTGGCGATTACCGAACGGACATGAACTGGAGTTCGGTTCGGTCCAGCACGAGGATGACAAGGAGAAGTATCAAGGCCGCGCCCATGATCTTAAGGGCTTCGACGAGATTACCCATTTCAGTGAAAGCCAATATCGCTTTCTGATTGGCTGGACGCGCTCCATCGACGAGGGCCAGCGGTGCCGGATTGTTGTTACAGGCAACCCTCCGATCTCGGCTGAGGGAACGTGGGTTATCAAATACTGGGGTCCATGGCTTGATCCCACATACCCAAAACCGGCAAAGCCAGGTGAGCTTCGCTGGTTTGCTGTTGTCGGCGGAAGGGACGTTGAGGTTGATGGCAGGGGCCCACACGTCATTGACGGCAAGGAGTTACTAGCCCGCTCGCGGACGTTTATCCCCGCCAGACTTGAGGACAATCCAGACCTGATGGCGACCGATTATGCGTCGGTCATCGAGGGGATGCAGGAGCCGCTTCGCACGATGATGCGCGAGGGCCGGTTTGATGTCGGGCAGTCTGACGCTGAGTATCAGGTTTGCCCGACAAGCTGGATTATCGCCGCACAGGACCGTTGGAAGCCTGACGGGTTCAAAGACTTCGGCATGACCGCCATGGCATTCGATCCTGCCGGTGGCGGGGAGGACGCGGCGGAACTGGCTTACAGGCATGGGGGCTGGTACGGCACGCTGATAACGGAAAAGGGATCGGGGACCGCAGATGGAAACGCGGCTGCAGCTACCATATTTCGTCATCGTCGGGACAATGCTCCTGTTGTGGTGGATGTTGGTGGTGGGTACGGCGGCGCGGTCACTCTTCGGCTGAAGGACAACGGCGTCTCCCATATCGGGTTCAACGGAGCCAATAGCTCCACCCACAAGACCATAGACGGGCAGCTAGGCTTTGCGAACAAACGCGCTGAGGCATGGTGGCGATTCCGGGAAGCCCTCAACCCTGACCAACAGGGCGGGTCTGCGGTGGCCTTGCCTGCCGATCCTGAATTGAGAGCCGATCTGGCTGCGCCGACTTACACGGTCGGGACGCGCGGGATTGTGATTGAATCGAAGGACGATCTGCGGAAGCGGCTAGGACGATCTCCCGGCAAGGGCGATGCCTGCGTCATGTGCCTGTCGGAAGGCAATGCGGCCCAGCGAAAGATGCTCCGCCACACCAATGGGCCAGAGCAGCAGACTGCGAACATGGGCTATGCGAAATTGAAGGGTCGGCGGTGAGCTATTCGGATGATCCATCTGCTTCCGTCGCGCGGTTCCGTGCGGTTCTTGAGGAGCGTGAGATGGAGAGGGCGAACATGCACAAGCGTCTTGCTGCCGCTACCTCCCTGCAAGAATACCTCGAAATCAAATGGGCTTACGCGGCTAGCCCGGAGCAGCAGACGGCGAACAAACGTTAACGAGTTGAAATGTGCCGCGAGAGTTTGATCACTGCGGTAAAGCGCAAATCACTTGCGGGCAAAGCGGGGGAGGGTCCTACGGGACGCCTCCCCAACCAATTCAGACCCGCCCTTAGTGGCGGGTTTTTCTTTGATCGAAGGATACAACTATGGGCGGTCTATTCGGCGGCTCTGCTCCGCCCCCTCCTAAGCCTCAACCTCCAGCTCCAATGCCGGACGATCAGTCTCCGGCTGTGCTTGAGGCCAGGCGCCAAAAAATGCTGGCTGCTGGACTTCGGCAGGGCAGGGACTCGACGATCTTGAGCAATCCGTCTGACCGCGCGTCTTCGGCGCCTTCGGCCAGTGGCGATTACAGCCGCAGCACTCTTGGTGGCCGGTAAATGTCGCTGCCGAATCTGAAGGACATTGCCGGCCAAAGGTTTGGGCGGCTGACGGTAGTCTCGCGCGCGGAGAACGCAAAGGACGGCACGGCTCGGTGGCTGTGCAAATGCGATTGCGAGGGCGAGACAATTTCTTTCGGTTCGAATTTGAGGCGTGGCACAGCCAAGTCCTGTGGCTGTATTAAGCGGGAAAATGCAAGGAAGCACGCGAAGATTATGGGGTCGGCCACGAGAACGCATGGGCATGCTGCGGCTCACTCCCGCGAGTATACAACTTGGGCTTCGATGAAGGATCGCTGCAGCAACCCGAATACCCCGAACTACCGAAACTATGGTGGCCGCGGCATCAAGGTTTGCGATAGGTGGCTACTTAGCTTTGAAAACTTTCTTGCTGACATGGGGCCTAAGCCATCAGGCATGTCCATTGACCGCATCGACAACAACGGAAACTACGAGCCGAGCAATTGTCGGTGGGCAACGTGGGATGAGCAGGCCAACAACAGGCGCCCCCGTCGCAGCTATAGAGGCTATGCAGAGATGGTCGCCCTATGACGTTAACGTCCAAGGTTCGCGACCTTGTTGAGCAAGGGGACCGGCTTTTCTCGAAGCGTTCGCAATGGCTTTCGTTATGGCAGACTACGGCTGAAAACTTCTACCCCCTCCGGGCGGACTTTACGAACAGCCTGCAGCCCGGTCAGGAGTTTGCCTCGCATCTATTCACGTCCAAGCCGCTGTATGTCCATCGCGAACTGAGCAATTCCTTCTCCTCCATGCTTCGCCCGCGTGGCAAGACATGGTTCCGGGCGCGCACCCATAACCAGCAGATCAATGAAGACGCGGCTTGCCGTGCGTTTCTCGACAATATGTCGGACGCCATGTTTACGGCGATGTACGACCCCCACGCGCAGTTCGTCAAAACCACCAAACAGGGCGATGCGGACTTCGCGGCCTTCGGGCAGGCGGTTATCTCTGTTGACCCCAATCGGGACTTGAACGGCCTTCTCTACCGTAACTGGCATATTCGTGATTCTGCGTGGTGTGAAAACGCCGAAGGCAGGATCGACGTATTTCACCGCAACTGGAATATCGAGGCGCGGTCCTACGTCAGACTGTTCCCCAAGACTGCGGCAGATTCCGTCAAGAACAATCTCAGCAAGGAGCCATACAAAGAGATCAAGTGCCGCCACATCGTTATACCCTCGGACGAATACGAAGCCGAGAAGAAGTATAACAAGGAGCGGTTCCCGTTCGTCTCGCTCTACGTTGACATCGAGAATAACATCCTCCTTGAGGAGACGCCCCGTAAGCGCCTTGGCTACGTTCTGCCGCGCTGGCAGACAATTCAGGGGTGGCAATACGCCTATTCGCCGGCAGCGGCCCTTGCCCTTCCTGATGCGAGGATGCTGCAGCAAATCTCGCTGACGATCCTCGAAGCGGGACAGAAGGCGGTCGATCCTCCGCTGAAGGTCACCTCGGAAGTTGTTGGCGCGGTCAACACCTATCCCGGTGGGCTGACGTGGGTTGATGCCGAATACGACGAGCGCTTAGGCCCGGCCATTGAACCGATCATTGGCGGCGACAAGTCGGCGCTGTCATGGGGTGAACGGAAAGAGCAGCAGATCGAACAAGCCTTGATGGATATGTTCTATCTGTCAAAGCTGGCGCTACCGCCTGCAGAGGGCGGCGACAAGATGACGGCTTACGAGGCCGGGCAACGGGTGGAGGAGTATATCCGTTCGACCCTCCCGCTCTTTGAGCCGATGGAGGTCGAATATAACGGCGGGCTTTGCGAGGAAACATTTAACCTGTGCATGGACCTGAATCTGTTTGGCCCAATGGACGGCATGCCGGAACCCCTCAAGGGGAAAGACGTTCGCTGGCAGATGGATTCCCCGCTTCAGGAAGCTTTGGAGCGGACCAAATACACGGCGTTCCTGCAGACGACGAACCTCATGCAGTCAGGCTTGGCTGTCGATCCGAGCATTAGGCACGATGTGGATGTCTCCAAGGCATTCCGCGAGGCGGCCATTGGTGGCGGAGCGCCGGCTGACTGGATCGTTCCCGAAGAACAGGCGGCACAAGCCAAGGCCGCTGAAGCTCAGGCCGCTCAGGCTCAACAGCTTGCTCAGGCTGTTCAGGCTGGCGGCGACATTGCGGGCAGCGTGGGCGCTGGCATTCAGCAGCTTCAGGCCGCTGGCGTTGTTCCGGGTGCTGCTTGACCAAGAAAGCCACGCAGCCTTGGCATCCCGCGCCATACGAGCCCGCCGACACTGGCGCGATCAAGGCTCTGGCATCTGGAACCGCGAACCAAGGTCAACAGCAGCGGGCGCTTAACTGGATCATCATGACCCTCTGCGGAACCTACGATATGTCCTACCGCTCGGGCTCCGAAAGAGACACGGCGTTTGCCGAGGGTAAGCGGTTTGTGGGCAATCAAATTGTGAAGCAAACCAAGCTGACGACGGCAGAAAAGCAGGGCGGTTAATGGGTGGATTCTTCGGGACCGCAAATGCTGCCGAGTCAGTGCCAGCGGGAACAATCGCAGGGGGCAGTTCACCGGCTCCAATCCTGACGCCTCCGCCGAGTCCTCCGCCGCCTGTCCAAATGGCCATGAGCACTCCGACCATTGCCGGCGGCTCGCAGCCGGCAGCCGCAGCCTTCGACGCGCGGTTCAAGGGCTCGCCACTGGAAGGTAAGTGGGATGTGATCAAGTCCTCCGCTGAGGCGCACAAGATCAACCCCACGCTAGCCGCCTCTATCATGGCGCAGGAAACCGGCAACGGGAAAAACGTCAGGTTCAACAATCCTGGCGGCCTGATGGACACCGCGTCAAAGGACATGAAGACCAAGCTGCAGTTCCAGTCCATCGATCACGGCATTGATGCGTCGGTTAAAACGATGGCGAAGATTTACGGCCAAGCCGGGGGCGACCTGAACAGGATGGCGGGCATCTACGCGCCCGTCGGCGTCAAGAACGACAATGGCGACAACAAGGATTGGCTGCCGGGCGTGAAGCAAATTGCCAAGAGCCTCGGCGGCATCTGAGGCTGCCCTTCTCGCGAGCGAGAAACTTCTAACAGGAGACTACATGACTGAAGAAACCACGGCACAGCCGGGGACTGATACCGCTGCGACTGACGTAGCTGATACCACCACGACGGCTCCCGTAACGGCAACGACGACCGAGACGAAAGCCGCCGATGCAACGCTATTGGGCGGTGGGCAAACCACGACGGAGCCAACTGTCACGGCCCCCGCCACCTGGCCGACCGATTGGCGCCAGCAGATGGCCGGCGAGGACAAGAAGCTCCTTGAGCGGCTTGGGCGCCTTAATTCGCCGCTCGATGTCACGAAATCGTGGATTGCCGCTGACAAGCTGATTTCATCTGGCAAGTTGAAAAAGGCCCTCCCTGAAAACCCGAGCGAGCAGGAACTTGCGGATTGGCGCAAGGAACAGGGCATCCCGGAGAAGGCGGAAGACTACAAGATCGAATTACCTGATGGAGTTGTCCTCGGCGCGGCGGATAAGCCGCTGGTCGATTCCTTCACCAAGGTTGCGCATGAGAACGGCTGGACCGAGAAGATTGTCAATCAGGCCATTGCGTGGAACCTCGCGGAACAGGACCGCATCGCGGCTGAAAAGGTCCAACGGGATGGCGACTTCAAAAGGCAATCAGAGGACGATCTTCGGCGCGAATGGGGCGCGGACTTCCGCCGCAACCTGAACGCTGCAGAGAACCTGATCGCGGGTCTTCCCGGAGAATCTGCAAAGAACTTCCTAGAAGGGCGGCTCGCTGACGGGACAAGGATCGGCGATAACGCTGGCGTCCTGAAGTGGCTATCCAGCATGTCAATGGACCTGAACCCGGCTGCCACGTTAGTCCCGGCTGGGACGAGTGACGCCGGCAAGAGCGTCGGTGATGAGATCGCCAGCATCGAGAAAATGATGGGCGACCGCTCTTCCGACTACTGGCGCGGCTCCAAGGCCGAAGGAATGCAACAGAGATACCGCGAGCTTCTATCGGCTCGCGAAAAGATGCAGAGCAGGGCGGCCTAGTCGCCATGATCTGATACCCGCGTTTCAGGCCGGACAACTCGCGCAGGCGACCCCGGCAACGAAGCGCATCTCACCCGCCAACTCGAAGCCCTCGACGGAACCGGATGGCCCCACGGGCAACCCGGATGGTTCTGCGCGAGACAACCAGAGACGAGGCTTTCACCAAATGGAACCCCGAAAGGACTGAGAAATGGCCGATACGGCATTTCAAACTCAGTACCGCCAGGAAACCATTGCGGGCTTTGAAGAGGAATCCTCGCTTCTCAGCAACGCAGTGGTCCGCGAGGCGGTCATTAAAGGCAATACGGCAACCTTCCTGGTTGCTGACTCTGGCGGCGCTTCTGCCGTCACTCGTGGCGTGAACGGTCTTATCCCGGCGCGCTCCAACAACCTCACGCAGACCAGCGCTACGCTGTCTGAGTGGCACGATCTGGCCAAGGTGACCGAGTTCAACGTGTTCGCCAGCCAGGGTGATCAGCGTCAGGTCATGCAGCGTACCACGCATGGCGTTATCAATCGCAAGATTGATAGCGACATCATTGCGCAGCTTGACACCGCAACCATTGACACCGGCTCCACTGCGACGGCGTCTGTGGCCATGGTGGCGAAGGCGCTTGGCTACCTCGGCAACAACGAAGTCCCGATCAACGACACCGAGAATATGTTCGGTGCAGTGACGGCGGGCTTCTGGGCCACGATGATGCAGACCACTGAGTTTTCCAGCGGCGATTATGTCGATGTGAAGACCTTCTCTGGCTCCATCAAGAAGTACTTCCGCTGGTTCGGCGTGAACTGGATTATGCACCCGAACCTGACCGGCGTCGGTACTTCGACGGAAAAGTGCTACGTCTTCCACCGCAACGCCATTGGCTACGCGGTTGACAAGGCCGGCATCCGTACTGCCGTGGGCTACGACGACGAGCAGGACTACTCGTTCTGCCGCGTGTCGGTGAACATGGGCTCCAAACTCTTGCAGAACGGCGGCATCGTGCAGTTGAAGCACGACGGCTCGGCGTTCGCTCTGTCGTAAGGAGGACAGCACATGGCTGGTTACGTTACTACGAACCCTCCGCGACTGATTGTGCAGGGCATCGTTGGTGGTCGACTTTGGTACTACGAGACTGCCGACGCCATCGCCACTGTCAACACGAGCGGCTACTTCACCAATGGTGATGCGCTTGGCATGAAAGTGGGAGACACCGTTATCGTTCGCGATACGGCAACCCCGACTTCAAGCCTTTGCACCGTCATTGACGTGACTGCGGGCGGTCAGGCTGACGTCTCTGACGGTACTGCAATTTCGCAGACCGATAGCGATTGATCGTCTTACAAGTGATCCTCGGGCGGGCCTTCGGGCTCGCCCGTTTTCTTTCCAATCACAAGGAGAAAGCATGTCTGACGAAACGCAGGTAGCGCGAATTTATAAGGTGCTGCCATCCGAGTTCAAGGCTGCAGAGTTCGATATCAAGCAGTATTCAGCCATCGTCCCGGCTGGCACCCAATTTCAGGCCCTTGTCGAAAACCCGGCTTCGTGGGCGCACGTTGCGCGCGATCTTGCCGAAGATGACATCATCCACATCCGCACAAAGGACCACGCCTGGTATGGCAGGGTTTATGTCCTGAAGGTGGAGAAGCAGACGGCCAAGGTGCACCCCATCGAATACCACGAGTTCCCGAAGGGCGCCGCCGTCCCCCCGGAATACTTCGTTGAGTTTGGTGGCCGTCACAAGTGGCGTATTGTTCGCACCTCGGACAGGACGGTTATCGAACACAGCTTCAGCAGCGAAGCGGATGCAGCCGCCCGCGCGAACGAAATCAGCAAGAAGCTCGCCGCCTAAAGGGATACCCCACTAGATGGCAATCGACGCAACGCAAAAGCTGTCAATCTACAATCGCGCCCTCGGCGCGATGGGGGAGCGCAAGCTTGCCTCCGTGACGGAAGCGAGGGAGCCCCGGTATGTGTTGGATGATTTCTTCAGCGATGTGGTCGGTCAGTGTCTTGAGTTAGGAGACTGGAAGTTTGCCAGACGGTTTGTGAAAATCACCGCTTCTACAAGTGTGGAGCCTGATTTCGGCTTTCAGTTTGTATTCCCGATACCGACTGATTTCCTCAAGATCAGACGCCTCGCGGAGGATGAGAACCTTGATATTCCGCTCCTGCGCTTTCGGGAGGAAAACGGCTTCTGGTATGCAAACGTAACTCCGATCTATCTGGAGTACGTCTCCAGCAGCGCCACCCTAGGCGGGTTGGATGGCGGGAGTTGGCCGCAACTCTTTGAGCAATACGTGGCAGCCCGTCTTGCCACTCTCTCTGCCCCCAGAATAACGGGCTGGAATGCTAATATCATCCAGTACCTTGAGACGAAGGAAAAGAAGGCGAAAGCCGAAGCGATGGAGCTGAATGCGATCGGCACTCCTCCACAGGCTCAGATGCCCGGGTCGTGGGTCATGTCAAGAATGAGTGGGTCAAACCGCTCTCGCTGGGATCGCCGCTCTTGAGCAAAGCCAAACTGCCTCTCTATGCCTTCAACCGTGGAATCGTGTCTCGGCTTGCGCTTGGGCGCGTGGACGTTGATCGCCTTCGGTTGTCCGCAGAAGAGCAAACCAATTGGCAGCCGCACATCATTGGCCCGATGAGCCTAAGGCCTGGCCTTGCGTTTGTCGGCGGGACGCGGGTTGATTCTGGAACCTATATTCCGTCGCGCTTCATTCCATTCATTTACGGGAATGCGGACACTGCATCTCTAGAGCTGACGCACCGGACCATGCGGGTGTGGATACCCGATGGAAACGGCGTGCTTGAGTTGATCTCGCGCCCAAAGGTGACGACCGTAGTCACCAACGGGCCATTCGCCGCTGCCGGCGGCTGGACGCTGAAAGCGACGGATGGCTGCACGGCGCAGATTTCTGGCGGGAAGCTGAAACTGACGGCCACGGCGCGGGGTGGCAAGACCTCCTGCGAGCAGACAGTTCAGGTGATCGGCGCCAACAAAGGCAAGGAGCACGCCTTGCGCATTGTGGTTGAGCGCGGCCCCGTCACCTTCCGCGTGGGAACGCCGGGCGACTTCAACCATTACATTAAAACAACGAAGCTGGGGGAGGGGACGCACTCCCTCGCCTTCACCCCCAACGGTAACTTCGTCATCTATTTCGAGAGCAAGGACCGCGCGCTTCGTCGGGTCGATAGCATCACCATCGAAAGTGATGGAACGCTGGAAGTCCCGACCCCTTGGGCAACAGCGAACCTTGATGACACACGCCCGGCACAATCCGCCGATATTGTTTATGTCGCCTGCCGCAATGTCCAGCCCTACAAGATCGAGCGCCGGTCTACCCGGTCCTGGTCTGTCGTCAAATATCTCCCCACCAAAGGACCAGTAAAAGCTACCGCGTCATCTGACGTGAAGTTGGAGATGGCCGACGCGCTGGAGGGGAACGGCAGGCTCATTGCGGATGATAATTTCTTTACCTCCGATCATGAAGGAACCGTGATCCGCCTGTTCACCACAGGCCAGACAAACGAATGTGACCTTGGGGCAGAAGATACTTTCACCCAGCCAATCCGCATCACCGGAAACCGGCAGGGCTACCGGCAATTCCGCATGACAATCTCAGGTGATTGGGCGAGGAATGGAGCAACGATCACCGCGCAATCATCGATGGAAGAGGGTGATCTGGCTGTAGGGTATACAGACGTTGTTCCCAACAAGGAAAATAACGGGGACACGTGGGCAGTTGAGTGGATCAAGAACACCAACCCGAACAAACCCGTCAATTTCCCCGGCGATGTGACGCCCCCAGAGCTGAACACCATTGTTACCTATCGCTTCGGGTTCAAGGAGGGGGAATACAAGGGCGGCACTGCTCACATTAAGTTTTTCGGCCACAAGTCGGTTGAAACGCAGGGCGCCCGCGCCAGCTATGTGCGCGTGACTGATGTCCTTAGCCCCCGACAGGCCAATGTTGAAATCCTCTACCCCGCCAGCTCCTACGCCAAGACAAACGATTGGCAGGAGTCCATGTGGATGGCTGATGCGGATTTCCCAACCGCCGTCGCCTTGCATGAAGGTCGGTTGTGGTGGTTCGGCGCTGATCGCATCTGGGGCTCGGCGTCGGATGACTACGAGAACTTCGATATTGACAAGGAGGGCGATGCCGCCCCGATCCTGCGGTCCATTGGCTATGGTCCGATTGATACGATCAACTGGGCTCTCCCGCTGTCCCGGTTGATCCTGGGAAGGGAAGGGTCGGAAACCTCTCTTCGTTCCTCTTCGTTGGATGAACCATTAACCCCTACAAACATGAGCATGAAAGATTGCTCGACAAAAGGCTCCGCGCATATCGCGGCTGTCAAAGCTGACACCTTCGGCATTTTCGTTTCCAAGAACGGGAAGAAGGTTTACGAGCTACTTCCTGACGGTCAGGTGGCCGATTACGTCGCTCATGACTTGACAAGGCTGTGGGCGGAAGCGGCGGGGACCGGGACGTTCTCGCGTATGTGCGTGGCGATGCAGCCTGACACATGCATCCACAGCGTCCGCAGTGACGGCAAGGTGGCGGTTCTCCTATACGATAAAGAGGACGAGGTTGAGGCGTGGTGGCTTCTTGAAACAGATGGCGTTGTGGAGGAGTGCTTTTCGCTTCCGGGAGAGGATGATAACGACACGGTTTATTACGTGGTGCGCCGCGTGATTAACGGGCTGACCAAGCGATACCTGGAGCGGCTGATCTCTCTCACTGAGATTACGCGGAAGGATGCAAGGCTGGCCGACAGCCATATCGTCGATACCGGTGGTGACCGAATCATTACCGGGCTTTCTCACCTTGAGGGTGAGACGGTTGTTGCCTGGGGCTGGGATAATAATGCTGACAGTGGCGTGCACATCGAGACCACTAGTTCCGGGACCGTAGCCAACAATTCCGGGGTGGTTCAGGGCGGCAGGCTCATTCTCCCAGTCGGGACCTCTTACGATAATGTCTGCGTCGGGTTGCCCTACACTGCCACGTTCAAATCAGCCAAGCTGGCTTATGCCGGCGATCAGGGGACGGCGCTGAACCAAAAGAAGCGTGTCGATCATCTCGGATTGATTCTGTACGACACGCATTATCAGGGCCTCCAATACGGCCAGCGTGAGGATCGATTGGACAACCTTCCTCTTGTTGAGGATGGCGCGACGGTTGCCGCAAACACGGTTCACGACGAATACGACGCGCCGATGATTGAAGTCCCCGGTGAGTGGAATACGGATTCCCGGCTTTATCTGAAGGCCTCGGCTCCACGTCCCTGCACGGTAGGCGGTGCGGTGATCGGAATGCAAACCAACGGGTAAGATGAAGTTTATTTGGACAACTACCGCACCGCTCGCGTAGAATCACAACTGGTGATTAGAGGCAGGAGATCGCGGCTATGGGTGACAAGGAAGAAATTGAAATAACCCCTGAGATGATCGAGGCTGGTGTGCAGGCCTACTATGAGAACGCCGTAGAAGGCTGGGACAATCCGGGCAACGCACAACTGCGTTCGATGATGCGAACTATTTTTCAGGCAATGTCGTCTTCGTCCCACCCAAAACGATAAGATGCCAGCGCAATAACGCAATTAGCACCCATAGAGCAAGGTAAGGTGGCCTATGAAGTTCTCCTTCACTCTACCAGAGTGGCTTAACTGGATTTTGTCTAAAAAGGTGCGCGATGACCATGTTAACCGGATTGGTCTTACGGGCTCGGCCTCGACAAGCTTTCTCGGCGGCGTGTTGGTGGTGACAAGTCAAGACGCCAACTCACTTGGCGAGCAGCGGTAGACCGAGCAAGAACGCCCGGGTGACCGCGCAGGACTGGCACCGGCCACTCCGCTCTCGTGAACCAATTTCAACCCTCCCTCACCGGAGGGTTTTTCTTTGAGGCAAGATGAAGCCTGTCACTCGCCCTGCTGTGTTGGGCGATTTTCTGAAAATCTACGGAACGCCCCCTGACTACCGCGTGAGAGCCATCGCGGGTGAGGTTGGGGGAGAAGTGATTGCAGTCGGGGGAATAGCCTTTCTCCCAAACGGATCGCATGTCGCCTTCCTGCGGGCTGACGACAAGGCAAGACAGTTTCCAATGGCCCTGCACAAGGCGGGGCTTTTCATCATCAAGGAAGCGCGGCGGCTCGGGATCAAACGTCTCGTTGCCTACGCGGAAGACGGGATTGAGGCGGCGGAGCGTTGGTTAAAACGGCTCGGCTTTGAACCCGCAGAATACGATGGACAAGAGGTTTGGGTATGGGAGCAGCGATAGGTCTGATCGGCACTGCGGTTTCTGCTGTCGGCACCATTGCGGGCGGCGCAGCGGCGAATCAGGCGGGCCAGTATCAGGCTAATGCCCTTGAGTTTCAGGCCAAGCAATACGAGCTTCAGGCGTCAGACGCGCGCGCATCTGGACAGAGATCGGACTTTGAGAAACGCAGGGAAGGGCGGTTCGCGGAATCCGCCCTGACTGCTCGAGCCGCCGCTGGTGGCGGGAGCGCGACTGATCCCACGGCGTTAAATATCTTAGGTGATATTGCGGGCCGCTCGGAATATCTCGCGCTGACCGAAGGATTTAAGGGCGAGAACAAGGCGCGTGGTTTTGAAGATGCGGCCAAGGGCGCTCGCTATAGCGCGGGTGCAGCTATAGCCGGTGGCCAAACTGCGCAGACAGCCTCCTACTTAGGCGCGGGCGGGACGATCCTGAGTGGACTGGGTTCGGCCTATTCACAAAACAAGGGCATCCCCACCGGGACATCGCCTCTCGCTTCGACTACCCCGCTCGGCCTTTCCCCGCTGAACTATCGCAACAAGTTTTCAGTCGGTTAGGAGCTACGACAATCGCACGTCTCCCCGATTCAACGTCCCTAGGTCCGCTTCCATCAGCGGCTTCCGGTCGTCCCATGGCGAGCATTGATGCGTCCGGCTATGCCAAGGGCGCCGCCGCGATGGCGGCTGGGGCTGAGCGTCTCGGGCGCGGCATTGCCAGCTTGGGCTCCAGTATTACGGCTGCAGACAACAAGGCGAAGGCGGATCAGGACTCGCTTGAGTTGGCGCACGCCAATTCGCAATATTCGATTGCCAAGCTTGATACGGCAGTTGGTGCGCCTCCCTCTGGCGGGAGTTCGGCTGGGAGCGCTGCGGCAGCCAGCGACCCCTATAGCCCGTCAGAGGAAGTCGATACCGCGCCCGTCACTGGATCCCCGGCGGCAGCGGGCGGCCAGCCGGTGGCCTCACCGGGTGCTACGCCAACCGCTTCCTCTCCTGATGTAGACGGCTCCACTCCTACTGCTCCGCAGGCCGATCAGAGCCTCCCTCAGCAGGAAGTCCACGCGCCGACCTCCTACGCCCGCCCCCTAGCAGCCAATCCCGATATCGAGGCAAAGACCAATGCCTTCAGGGCTCAGCGTGATCAATTCGCGCAGGGCATTACTGATCCTCTTGTTCGCCAGAAGTGGGTACTCAATAGCGAGGATGATGTAGAGCGTTATCGCCTTGGCCTCATGAAGCAGGCCCGCGCTGGCGAGCGTGACAAGCAAATTGCCTATGCCCGCGCCAATCAGAGCGCCGTTATCAGCCGCGCAATCGAGACAGGTGATGAGGGGGCGAGGGCTGCTGGCATTCGTGGTCAAATAGACGTTGTAGACGCGCTGGTCGCCAACAAATTCATGACCGCCCAGCAGGGCCAGGCATGGAAAAGCCAATTCCGAAACGACTACGGGACAGCAATTGGCCTCGCTTCCGAGCGCAAAGGGCCGGATGCGGTTAATAAGACCATTTCCGAACTGGAACAGGCGAGCTTCAATGCGGGCCATGCCCAGCCGCAGCAGCAGCCGAAGGATAAGCAATCGGCTTTGGACGATCCTACCAAGGTTGTGGCGCTTACCCATCAGCCGGAGCGCACCCCGAACGCCAAGGGCTACGGTGACACCCTCACAGGTGAAATCACCCTCAATGGCAACAAGTACAAGTTTGTAAACGGTGGCGGCGGTCGCGGCTCGATCCCGTTTGGTGAATACAAAATTGGGCAGTACCGCACTGCGGAGCAGCGCAATGCACAAGGCTTAAAGAATCTCGGCGACACGTTTGATTTGAGTGACGTTGCCGACCCGATGGCTGGCGGCAACCCACGCAGCGAACTCCGCATCCATCGCGCTAGCAGAGGCGGCACGGCGGGCTGCATTGGTATTGTTGGCGACGAGGAAACCTTCCAGCGTTTCGTCAAGGATATGAAAACCGCCGGACCTCAGACGCTTGCTCTTGCTGGCCCCGGCGGCGCAGCGGCGTCCGGCGGTGGTAAAGACGCGTCCGGCGGGTCTGCTGATGGGCTGCTCGGTTACAAGGTGCGCGACAAGCTGCACCCAGGAGAAGACGAATATTTTAAAGCCAACCCGAAGGTTGCGGGCATGGCTGCCGAAACCGGCGACATCATCCTCAACCCGTATGCGGCAAAAGACGTAAACAAGGATGCTGTAGCGAAGAACGAGGCATTCCGGCTTTACCTGCGCGACAAGAAGATAAGCCCTGATTTTGCCATTACCGACGCGCAGCGCGCAGCTTTCAAGGGCGCCGCTTATGCCGAAGACGATGAGGCGCTAAAGGGCACCATCGCTGCTCGCATCTATTCCGGCGACCCATCTGCAAAGGCTACCTCCGAACAAAAGGATTGGGTTACGGGCCAGCAGCAAGCGTTGGCGAAAGAAGAGCATGGCAAGCCGGTGAAGGTCGCGAGCGCAGACGGGAGCTTTCCGGCGCCCGGCCCATCGCCAGACAGCGGCGCTCTCCCCGGCGAGAAGGTTGCCCAAGCCCAGCCACAGCGCCACCCCACCATCTTCGACGCGATGGACCCGCTCCCCCGCGAGCATCTGCTCAATCAGTTGCGAGCAGCGCGCGATGTGCAGCAGGTGAAGGCTGCAAAAGACACGTCCGAAGGTTACGAACGGGCGCTCATTGATGCATCTGCTGGTCGCGGGCCGTTGCCTACGCGCGAATCTATCCAAAACGAAAAGGCATTTAATGGGAATGAGAATATCCGCAACACGCTGCTGAAGCAGTACGACAGCGCGGCGGGCGATGTGGTTGCCATCCAAAACACCATGCAACGGTTTAGGGATGGTGGCCAGTTCAATCCCTACGACAAAGACGAGCGCAAGAACGTCGACAAGATTTACGGCGCGTTGGGCGGGGAAGACCCGAAACAGCAAGCCGCCGCGTTGCAGTCTGTTATCACCAAGACTGGCATTTTCCCAGATTCCGCCGCCGTCAAGATTCGCGCCGATCTGATCTCCAATGACCCGAAGCGCGTTGTTGCCGGTATGACCCGGGCGTCCAATGCGCTGGCCGGCAACCCTAACATTCTAGTGAAGGTCGAGGGTGAAAAGGACATCGAGGACAATGCGCTCAAGTTCCGAACCTACGTCGATGACTTTGGCTTAACGGCTGAAGAAGCCGCCAATAGGCTGATCCGCGATCAGTCGCCGGAACACAAGGCGAGCGTGAACGCCAAGATCAAATCTGAAGACGTTGACGATAAGATCAAAAAGAACCTGAAGATCAATGATCTTTCCGGCGCGTTCGACGATAGCTTTCTCGGGCTGGCGACCAACCCTGTCGCTGGGTACAGCGTTAAGGCGCGCGACAGGGTGTTCGACCAGTTCGGGCAGTTGGTAAAAGAATACTATTTGGATACGGCCAACGGCGATTGGGACATGGCCAAGAAGCTCGCCGCCAACCAGCTTAAAAAGACGTGGGGGATTAGCGAGATCAACGGCAATAAGATGTTGACGCAATACCCGCCTGAAAAAGCGCCCGCCTATCAGGGCATCGAGAATGCGCCCGCCTTGATCGCCCAGCAGGCGCAGGAGGCCATTAAAACGGAAACCGGCGTGGATATAGACCGCAAGGGAATCCGCATGAGCGTCGTTCCTGGAGTCACAGCGCAGCAATATAAGGCCGGTCAGCCCCCCGCTTACCTTTTGTCGTGGGAAGACAAGAACGGCCTCGTCCACATGCTCAACCCCGGCAAGGCGTTTGTTGCCGATCCGAAGGCGTTGCGAGACGCGCAGACCGCGCAGCGAGAGGCGGCTATCACCGCTGCCGTGGAAACCCGCGCCACCAACCCGATGCAGGATATTGGGCTTGAAGCTAAGGGGCGGAACGCTGCGGCTGACACGTTAATTACTTCGGCCCGCGAGCGAACGGCTGCTGATGTCCAGAAAATGCGACAGCGCCACGACGGGATGGTTTACTAATGCCCATCGTCGATATTGCCCCGCCATCGACTGACGCAATCGTTGATACCCCGAAGGGCTTTGCTGTCACCCCCGGTCAGTTTGACGTTGACCACGGCTCGGAGGCGCCGGGCGCTGGGGCGATCTACGGCGCGGCGTGGGCCTCGGGAAATACATTCGGCTCCTACTCCGCCGATATGACGCGCGAACAAACGCACGTTGACGAGCCTGGCTATCGTGCGTGGGATGGCATTAAGGGGACGCCCTTTGAACCGCATTGGGAACGGTTCGTTGATGTCAGGAATAGCGGCGACGAAGATATACTGAAGCGCCAGATTCTAAGTGAGGATGAGCGCCGCAAGACAATTGACGCGGGGCCTTGGTATCACAGCGTCCCGGCCCAGATTGTTGCTGGCGGCGCGGATTGGCCGACCCTTCTTCCTGCCGGCGCGATTGTCAGGGGCGCTAAGGGCGCATCGTGGGCGCTGTCTGCTGCAAGTGTTGGTACGGCGGCTGCGGTCGGTAGCTTGGCTCAGGAAACGGCCCTTCATGCTACGCAGCAAACCCGCACTCTGACCGAAAGCGGCGTGAATGTTGGGGCTTCATTTCTCGTTGGCGGTCTGCTCGGGGCCACAGGCGCGAAGCTGCTGAGCAACGCCGAGTGGAGCCGCGCGGTAAAGTCGCTTGAACAGGAGTTGACGGGCGCACCAAAGCCAACCGCCGTTGCTGTAGAGGGCGCATTCCCAGGTTCAGCCGGTGCCGCCGCTGTAGAGCCCGGCAATATCGAAGGCAATGCGATTGCGGGCAGGGCGGCGGGTGCCGTGGCCGCGGCTACTTCGCGATTAAACCCAGCCCTCCGTATTCTGCAAAGCCCCTCCGCTGCCGTCCGAGACATTGGCACCAAACTATTTGAGAACAGCCTTTACCTGAAGAAGAACATGGACGGCGTAGCCTCAGAGCCAGCCGTCGAAACGCTGATGAAGGAGTGGAACGGCGGGTTAGCGAAAGCCGTAGAGATGACGGACGGGAGCTTTTCGGAGTACCGCAAGGCTGGCGGCCCGCTTTCCCGGTCTGACTTTCGCGATGCTGTCGGGAAGGCCATGCGGCGCGGTGACGAATCCGACGATCCGCACGTTACCCAAGTAGCGAAGGAATGGCGCGCCAAGGTTTTCGATCCGCTGAAAGAAGCGGCCATTGCGGCCAAGCTGTTGCCGGAAGATGTGAGCGTTGAAACAGCCGCGTCCTATTTCTCCCGCATGTGGAACCGCAATAAACTTATTGCGCAGGAGGGCAAGTTCGTAGGCACTGTTACGGATTACTATGCTGGTGCAATTGGCAAGGAATACGACAAATCGTCCCAGAGCTTTGCCCAGCGTATAGCGCGGCTCGATCAGGAAAACGCCGACTTAAACCTACCGGCAGATGCCAGACTAAAAACGCTCGATGAAATCGATGTTAAGATCAAAGCGCTGGATGACCAGTCTGGCGATGCTGTTGAGCAGGCAGATAGGCTGTCAGAATTGGCAGGCTCAATGCGCGCTGCCCGCAAAGCGGGCGATGACGCGGGCTATCAAACGGCAAAGACCGAGGCGGATGGCATAAAAAAAACGGGCGGCAAAGAGCTTGCTGCGTACATAGAGGCGCGGTCTGGCTTGCGCGCCCGTTCGCGCAACGTCGATCTCGGCGTTGCCGGTTTGCAAGAAAGATCAGACCGCGCTCTGGGCCAGTTGGCTGATCTTGAGGAGGCCAACTATCGGTCTATGGACTGGCTCATCAAGAAGGGCCAGAAGCTTGAGCGCGACCTGGATCGGCTGGACGCGGATGCATTTGAGCAAAAGGTTGATGACCTAATCGAGTCCTACCGCAAGGTAGCCAGTAAAGCCGAATCCTCTGCCGCCCGCGCCAACCAAGAAATTGAGAATATCAATAAGCGCGCCGCCGCTAAGGAAGTCAGAAACATCGAAAAGGGCGCGGAGATCAGCGCCGAGTCTGATGTGCGTATCTCTCAACGCATTGAGCAAGAATCCGTGCGGCAGGCCGCGCGAGCCAAGCGCATGAGTGAGATTGCGGAGCGCTTGGAGGTAGCCAAGGGCTTCGACCACGACGGACTTATGGAAGAAATCAGGTCGGCAGTTGACAAGGCCGTGCGCGAAACTTCCGCGCGGTCTTTGGCGCAGGGTGAACGAGCGGCGCGGCTTGGTGAGCGAATGGCAAAGCTGGACCCAGCGCGCGTTGCGGCTCGGGTGAAGGTTATTGAGTCCATGAAGCGGGGCGCAGAGAGGTCATTCTACGACCGATGGGAGGTCCGCAATCTGGGTAGCGGTGTCGATCCTCGATCTGGTGCGAGGGCGGATTTTACTGAGGCTGCCAAGGCAATAGCTAATTCGGCCTATGCAACGCTGACTGGCCGCGTTGCTGGCGGGCCGCGCCCAGAGTTCATGAAGATAACAACCCGTGGCCCGATGAAGGACCGGACGCTTAATATCCCAGACCATCTAGTAGAGGATTTCCTTGAAAGTGACGTTGACCTGGTTGGTCGACGATATGCTCGCGTCATGGGCGCCGATGTTGAAATGGCCAAAAAGTTCGGCTCAACCGATATGGCCGAGCAAATCCAGAAGATACGCGACGACTACGCCCAGTTAAGAACCGGCCTGACCGACGAAAAGCAACTGACGAAACTAGGCGAGGCGGAGAAGGGCGACGTTCGCGACATTGAGGCCTTGCGCGATCTGCTTCGTGGGACACGGCAGGAAAGCCCGATTGAACGGAATTATGGCCGCCTTACGCGGGCCTTCAATCACCTGAATTACATCCGGTCGATGGGCGAGGTCGTTCTAGCCTCGCTCACGGACGCGGTACGGCCCGCCATGGTGCATGGGCTGGGGCAGTTTATGCAGACCGTTCCTCAGCTTATTGGGAACCTGAAGGGTATCAAGCTCTCGGTTGCTGAGGCTCAGTTGGCCGGCAACGTGATTGAGCGGACGCTAGGCCATCGCCTCGCGACCATATCGGAGATTATCGATCCCTACGCCTCGCGCGGCCCGACAGAGGCGTTTCTGGAAAACCTGACGAACATCGGCTCCAAGTGGAACGGCATTCGTATCTGGACCGACATGATGAAGTCGGTTGCGTCGGTCATGACGCAGAACCGTATTATTGCAAGCTCGCTAGACTTCGGAAAGATCAAGCCGAAGGAACGCGCCTACCTCGCATATCTCGGCGTCGACCAATCAATGGCCGACCGCATCGCCAAGCAATTCTCAACCCACGGCGAAACCGTTGACGGCGTGAAGGTCGCCAATACGGCAGAATGGACGGACCCTGTAGCGGTTCGCACCTATCGTGCCGCGATGAATAAGGACGTTGACTCGATCATTGTTCAAAAGTCCGTGGCTGATGTTCCGCTGTTCGCCTCTACCACAACCGGACGGATGCTGTTGCAGTTCAAATCCTTCGCGCTCGCCTCCCATCAGCGCGTTTTGCTCCGGGGGTTACAGGAAGACCAATCCCGCTTTATCGGCGGCACCGTTGCTATGACGGCGATGGGAATGGCGATGACTTACCTGAAAGCAATTTCCGGCAACCGGACAGAGAAACAATCCAGCTTCTTCGATAATCCGGGCTGGTGGATCGGGGAGGGCCTAGACCGTTCCGGCGTCTTGGCTGTCCCGATGGAGTTGGCAAATACATTCGAGCGCGCGAGCGGCTTTAATCCAATCAAGGCCCCTCTGAAAATGGGGGACGAGGACTCGGCGATGTCGCAGAAGAACCAGGGCCGCAACGAGGTGGGCGCCTTGCTCGGTCC